GATACTCCTGCTCAAAGGTTACAGGAAAACGCTCTAGGAAGGCTTCGTTGAGCACGTTAGTTCCAATGAATCGCCCGTCGTCGCTACCTTTACCTTTAGTGTTTGCTGTGGCGATGACGTTGAATCCACTTGCAGGGTCAACTCGCCGTCCGATTTTCTTAAGGAAAACTCCTTTTCCTTCAAGGATAGATTGGAGACAGAGAATTTTATTAGAGGCAAGGTCGATCTCGTCAAGGAGCAGTACAGCTCCTCGTTCGAGTGCCTCCACGACTGGGCCATTGTGCCAGACGGTGTTACCATCAACAAGGCGGAAACCGCCAATAAGATCGTCTTCATCAGTTTCGATTGTAATGTTTACGCGGATGAGTTCCCGACCCAGTTGAGCACACGCTTGCTCAACCGAGAACGTCTTACCATTACCAGATAGACCAGTAAGGAACGTCGGATAGAAAAGGCGGGACGCAATAATTTTTTTAATATCAGCGAAGTTACCAAAGCGGACGAAGGTATCATCTTTAATCGGGATAAGGTTTTGTTCAACTGCAGACATGACTGCAGGAGAATTATAAGTTACTTCAAGATCCTTAACAGTCTCTTTAGTTACTTCCAGATTCCACTTGCCCCGACCAACCTTGTAGTCAGTCAGTTTGTTGGTGATGGTCTGATAGTTAGAACCGTTCATAGCACACCAAGCACGAATGTCGGCGGCAGTCACAGACTCTCCATACACTGCTTGGAGAGAAGTGCGGATGTAGTCGGCGGAGATGGACATTGGGTTGTTCGTTTCAACTGAAGTTATTATAGGGCATGAAGAAGGGGTCCGAAGACCCCTGTGGTCACTTCCCAGATCGTCCATACTTATATCGCATTGCCTGAAGCATCCATGCTTGAGCAAGACTCTTAGGTCCTTCTTTGAGAACCTTTAGGACTCTCTCATCAGATTCAGATGCTATTGCGATTTCTCTCCAGTTCACTTTTTCTTTTTCTTCTTTACGCAATTTGGATACCTCTTGCCGAACATAGTTTTCATACCTTTCTTTTCATAACCATCCCAGCAATCTTCACCGATCTTTTTAGGTTTGATTAGATCAATGAATTCAAACTCGGTAGCTTTGAACTCGTCTCTCCAGTTGGAGAATTGAAATTCTTCTTTTTTAATTTTATTCAAAGACTGCTTTCTTTTCTGTGCGATTTGGTTATCAAGCATTGCTTTCTTTTTTTGAAGAGCAATTTCTTGAGGAGACATTTGCATTCCAGTCTCTTCACTCATACGATCAACTTCTTCTTTTTTAGTTTTGTTGCCCCAGTTCTTTGCACCTTTTTTACGGCACTTAACTAAAGCGCCTGAGGCATATGCAGAAGGCCATACAGAATAGCGAGACTTGACTTTATGATAGCAAGCATCTTTTTCTCCTGCTGCCTCATCAAACTGCTCCTCGGTCATAAACTCTAAATCATCTTGCATGACTTCCTCTTGATTTACGTTCTTCGCTTTGCCCTTTCTATCGGCGTTAGGATCCTCTCTACGCTTCTTAGCGGCACGTTTGTCCCGCTCGTCCTTGCTCATTGAAGCACGGTCGTCTGCGTCCCTACAGTAGGGTTTGGTGGTCTGTCCTGGTTGCTTAGCACATGGTTTCCCATCGTACTTACCACCAGTCTGCTTCCAACCACCACCTTTAAACCAGTCGCGAAGAGAGTAGCCTTTGTCCTTGGAGGACTTACCATCTCTCTTCTCAACTAGTTCCGATTTGATATCGTCGAAAGAAATCATTTTGAAGATGACTTTTTAGATATTTATGCAACCAAAGAAATGAACTCACTCAAAACTTTCTTGTTTGTCTTCTTTCCACGAAGAGACTTAATAAAGGCACTCTTAATCTGACCTTTTGTAGCATCTTCCTGAACATCAAAATCAGTATCCGCAGAGAGAGCACTAGAAGCAATACCAAAGTATGCATCATAACCAGAGTTCTTGAGGGTGAAAGACTTGTTCTTCTTATAAGAATCTCTCAATCGCTTTTCCTCAAGCTCATCGTCGGTATTGTTCCGAATGAAATAACTAGCATCCCTTCCTTCAAGGACACGAATACCAATGAAGTTTGTATCGGGGAAACTTTCTTTCAGATGAGTAAGCATAGTTTTAGCGAATCCAGCGTATGAACTACCAAAACTATAAGTACGACCAATCTTACGATCTCTGAGAAATGCTTTCCATGTAGGAATTTGACGAGCTCCCATATAAGGATCCATTTCCCAAGAACGTTGAATTTCTACATGATAACCAGGACCACATGCTTCACCATCAGTCAGAACAATACACTGAACCTTTTGAACACCATTGTCCTTCTTGAACTGAGGGATAATCTGGTGGAGAGAAACAAAAGCCTCATTCAAAGGAGTTCCAGATAAACCAAGACGAGCAGGAACAGAATAATATGTTCCGTAACTAGAGGAGAAGTATGCAGCAATACGCCAGATATTAATCATCTGCTTCTCAAGATCACGTCCCTTAAGACGACCAGAAAGAATGTTGACCATACCAAAGTCAGAAGAGACTCTCATCAGACCCTCTTTTTTAATATAGTGGGAAGGAAGTAATTCAATATACCGATTACCATCTTCTCTCACCTGCCATTCATTAGTGAAAGCATAAACTTCAAAAGGAATATTCACTTTCTTGCAGAACCAAACTAGATTGTAAAGTTGCTTGACTGTATCCTCAAGGACTTTAGACATAGAACCAGACCAATCCAGGACAAAAATAAGACCGTGGTTCTTACCATCAGAAATAGTCGTCACTTTCTTGAACAAGTCTTCATTGTATCGATAAGTGTGTAACTTCCCTGTATCAAGAACTCCAGTCCGACTAACGCCAGAACGAGAATAAGCGTCTGCGGCTTTACGGCACTCGAACTCTTTGACGAGGTAGTTGACTTCTTTCTGTGCTTGTTTTTTGAACTTTGCATATTCCTGATCTTGCGTTTCATAGATATCAAAAAACTCTTCTCGTTCCTCATTCCAGGTATCAATTTGTTCTTGAAAGAAGTTAGAAGCATATTCATATACTTCTTCAACATCAGCAACTATACTCTTAAGATTTACTTTAGGAAGTTCAACATAAACATTATCTTCAGCACCTTCAGAAATAAGATCCTTGAGGTTATCTGCAAGAGAATCTGCAGTCTTGGTCTCAATATCCTCAGACGTTTCACCACCTTCACTCAAATTAGACTCCTCAGACTTGACTTCACTCTGTTCATCAGACATCTGTTCAGGTTGCTCTGAAGAAGATCCACCCACGGCAGAAGGAGTCTGTTCTACAGACTCTCCCTGCTCTCCAGACTCAGAAGAATTACCATTCAAAGGAATATCCATCTTCTGCTTTTCTTGTTCATCCTTACAAGCTTTGTGTAGAATTTCTGCTGCAAGAAGAGCATCTGCAAAGGTTTCACATTCACCTATCATGCGGACAAGGAACATCTCTGTTTCCTCAAAAGGAATATCGACATAGTTACCGATCTTGTAGTACAGGTTCACCCGATCTGCAAGATTCATCCCATAGAGATCATCATCAGCGATAGCAAAGAAGTCCTCATCAGCAAGTTCTGCATACCCACGATAGAAAGTCTTAGAGAGCCCAGGATACTTACGCTTCATTAACTTCTCGATGCGAACATCTTCCACAATGTTCACAAGACTAGGAGAGATCTTATGATCCTTAATCCAGTTCTCATCGGGTGTAAACAAAGCGTGTCCGACCTCATGACCCACCAGGAGATCATAAACCATAGAGGATGCCCTATCCCATACAGGAAGAGTCAAGACTCGCGTGTGGACGTTGAACTGAGCAGTTTGTACGTTACGGTGCTCAACGACCAGATCTTCGGTAGCAAGGAGTTTGGCGAGTTGTGACTTGATTTCCTGGGAGACAGACATTGCTTGGTTGCGTATGGACGTATTATACAAAAGAACCCCGCTTGTTAGGCGGGGTCATGTGACGCTTTTTGAACTGTCTCAGTCTCGCCTTCGCTTGGCGGAGTGCCTGAGGTTTTAATTTTCTTTTCTGCCTCTTCCCAGAGTTGTGTAGCCAGTTCGGTGTCGTCATGATACTCATCCAAGACTTTGTTTAGCATTTTATTATACCAATCAGAATCGTCAAGATAGAGTTCTTCTTTCATAGGTTTTTTACCTATTTATTATAGACCTCTTTGTGACGAAGATGCATTGTTATTAAGATCAGCGTTAAGTTTTGAAATGGTTAGATCGGGAGGAATATTTTTTTCTCTCTTTTGAAATCTCCTAAGTATGTCCATGATACCATTAGCAACCACTTGTTCCTGTTCTTCTTTAGAAGCCCAAGGCAATTGTTTATCAATCTCATAAAATTCAGATCTTGCTAAGAATTGATGTCCAAACATATCCCAAGTAGGTCCCACAAGATTTATTTGATATTTAAGAGTTCCTTTCTGAATTAATTGAATAACTTTTTGCTTCATATCTTCATCCGCATCCTTAGGAACATCCCACCAACACAAAGAAAATTCATCGTTATTTCCAATGTGCCTGAGAATTAAAAAGGGATCATCAAAATGTTCTGGAGGAATATCAGAATTTTCTATCCATAACCATGTACCATACTGTGGAAACAAAACTCGGGGATCATGGGAATCCCTCTTCATCTGCCAGTCCCATGTCCACACAGGAATATGTTCAGGTTTCCACCAACCTCTCCAATCACTTCTTTCCATTCCGTTTGTGTGAAAACTCTTAACTAGAATCTTCGATGCTTCTGATGGTGTTTTTCCGTCAATCAGTCTATTGCAAATCATGTGTTGTTTACCTCTAATACTTCTGGATAGAATTCACTGTAATACCAAAGATTGTCGTTTATTATTTTATCTTCGGCTTTTTTATTGATATCAAAGTCCCAAGGATCAAAGCTCTGTAACTTTGATTTTATTTTATGTTTACCATATGGTAAAAACATAGAGTCGTGATATGGTATCTGCTCTATATTATCTAGATCATTTTTGAACTCGGATAAACTTAAAAACTTATATATCTCAGAAATTTGTTCTCTTGGATTTTCTATGAGATCTTCATACCTGACGAAAAGAAATGTTTCATCCAATTTATTACAATCGAGCAACTCTTTTAAAGTAATCAAATTTCTTCGTATCATTGGTTGATTGAATAAATCATCAATCATATGTTTTTCAATATCAGTTTCTCTGTAATCATATGATTGTTCTCCATACAAATAAGAATCTTTATATTCCATTGGAGTTTTTTTATGAACCTTCAATATAGAACCATACACTCCTCGCAAATCTCGTATACAAACAATAAACTTTGTGTATGGAAAAGTATTTCTGCAAACGTCTACTAGCTCAATCCACACTCTACATTTGTCTAAGAAAATTTTCCTATTAGTTAATTTATCAATCCAAGAAATAATTCCACCTCTACAAAAATTATAGAAGATCTCATATGAAAGATCCGCACTATATTGCGATATAGAAATGCTATTACTCAATTCTTGCTGACATGATCTTAACATTCCAGATAATAATGAATCTGGAGATCCGTAAACATCTGGATGCTGATTAATCAAATTAACTAAAAGAGTAGATCCCGATCTCGGGATCCCACACATAGGAACCAATATAGTCATTTTTTATAAGAGAAGTTTTTAACTTTTTCAAATCTAATAGTCTCATGAAACTTATCATGCAAGGATTCTTTGTGAGAGATAACAAAGATGTTCGAGTCTTGAATGACGTACCTAATAATCTTAAGAAATTCTTCCGTACCAAATCCATCAAGAGATGAGTCAAATACCTCATCCATGATTAGTAAGTTAGTACTTGTTGAGTTTTTAAACTTTGCTACTTCTCTCCAAGTGAACAACAGTGCAAGGTCGATTCTTTGTTTTTCACCTTCACTGAAAGAGCTGTAGGAAAAATCTTCGTGAATGGGAGACTGGACGGTTTCGTTAAACTCTTCATCTAGAGTAAAGTTAATGTAGAAGTCCATCATCTGAAGATAACGGTTAACTTGCTGATTTATCAGCGGTAGATACTTCTTGATGATTTGAGATTTAACTCCCCCGTCTTTTAGTAAACCATACGCATAATCGTAATGGCTAATAGTGTCTCTTCTTTGAGCGAGTTCTTCGTAAGTAGTATTAAGTTTTTGTTTGAAGGATTCTAGCTTTTCATTCTCAGCAGTTCTGTTTGCAAGTTGGTCGGTAACTCTTTGAATTTCCGATTCCAGATCTCTGATTTGTCGTTGACATCCAGTGATCTTAATATTATTTTGAGAAATGCCATGCGTTAGGGATGTTATCTCCTTCGATAGATTGATAAAATGACGCTCTCGCTCTTCTTCCTCTTTAATTGCCTCCTCTAGTTGAATATAACCAGATTGCAACTCCTTAGCTTTAGATTGAGCGTCATCAATTCTATTTATTCTGAAGGTCTCTTCTATATCCTGGTTGCAGGTAGGGCAGACCGTATGCTCTGCAAAGAACTTATGCTCTTTAGTAATAGTAGATACTTTGTTAGAAATCTTTCCTTTCAGATTACCAAGAGTTCTAAGTTTTTCCGTTGCTCCAGAATATTTTTCTATATTCTTTTGAAGATCTACAAGTTCCCTATTCTTCTCTTCATTAACTCCCATCCAGTTATTTTCTTCTACAAGCAACTGCCCGATCTTTTCTTCTTTATCTACAATATTCTGCTTAGCACGATTCTCTAACTCATCAATAAAGTTCTCTTGCATCTTGACTTTATCTGCGAGAGAATCTTTCTTAAGTTGATATACACGAACATCTTCTTTTGACTGGCGAATCTTATCCTTGATGAGATTATTCATCGAAGTAAAGATCTTGATATCAAGGAGGTCCTCAATAACTTCTCTTCGATTTGCAGAAGACAACTGCATAAAGGGAACAAAGTTACTGCTACCCAAGATAACGATCTGAGTGAAAGACTTATAGTTCATTTTCAGAACTGTCTGCTCAAACCACTTTTGTTGGTCATTAGCAGAAGCTGACTGATCTAATTTTGTACCATTTCTATAGATCTCAAACAACGCAGGTTTGATTCCTCTACGAACTTTCCAATCCGTATTTCCAATCTTGAATTCTATTTCAACAACACAGTCTTTCTCATTTGTAGAGTTGACGAGTTGAGGTTTGTTAATCTTACGAAAAGATTTACCAAACAAAGAAAAGCACAATGCATCAAGGATTGTACTCTTTCCCGCTCCGTTATTACCAATGATCAATGTTGTTTGATCTTTATCTAGATTTATTTCAGTAAATTGATTTCCCGTAGAGAGAAAGTTTTTCCATCGTATAGTTTCAAACAGTATCATTTTGGAGGAATAACAAGATCGTTTTTAGTAATGATTGCGTAATTATATTCGTGTTGCTCACAGGTGTAAAGTAGAAGTTCATCTTCAACTTCCAGAACATTCATTTCTGGATAATCATTATTCTCTAGCATTATAGAAAATCTAGTTGCATCATCCTCTTCTTCAAAAATATAAAGGACTTTTACTCCATGCTCATTGGCTACAGAATATGCACCGTCATCTTCTTTTCCTTTGACTGTGAGTATAAACATTATACCAATTCACATGCTTCTCTATATATCTCAGATATAAGTTTCTTAATAATATCCTTATTGAGATCAGTCTCTTCTTCTTCGATATGTCTATTAAGAATGGATAGCGTATCTTCAGACTCAAGTTCTTCAGATTCTTCACTATGAAGATATCCATTATTATAATCAAAGTTCTCGACAACTTTTAAATCTGAAACTCCAGATTCATAGAGTTTATCAATAAACTTTTCAAACTTTTTAGAATCAGACTTTTTCTTTACAATGACTTTAATAAGTTTATTTTCATACTCCCTTGCATCAAAAGTTTGATAGGGAGTATCTTCATAATATATTTTATAGAAAAGTCTGTAAGGATTATCTATCGGAAAATGTTCAAGAGTTTCTGTATCAAAGATGGTGAATCCTCTCCGATCACCGACATCGTTCCAGAACATCTCATACGGGTTGCCGAGATAATGGATTCTTCCGTCATTCGATCGAGTGTGGTAGTGACCGCTGAAGACATGGGAGAACTTCTCAAATAACTCGCCTGCATAACCATGCTCCATGACGAATCCTTTATAAGGAGCAAATCCTCGGAGCTCAAGGTGCCCCATCGCGCAGTTGCAAGTTGTATTTTGAATGCGTTTAAAAGTAGATTCTTCATTTTCCTCATTAATCCATGGTATAAAAAGAATGGGTAATCCACCGATAGTCTCTTCAGTAGGTTCTGAATACACTGTTACGTTATCATACTCTCTAAGTAGGAGATCTACAGCATTAACATCATTTGTGTTCTTGTAGTAGGCAGTATGATTACCAACAATAGTGTGGACTGTTACACCCATTGCTTCTAGTCTATCATAATAATTGTCTTTTGCCCACGCCAAGGCTGAGAAATCAATACCCTTACGAGAATCAAAGGTATCGCCCATATCAATGACTGTAGTGATGCCGTGCTCTTCCAGATAAGGAAAGAAAATATTTTCGTAAAACTTTAAAAAGTAATCATGAAACAACTTAGAGTTTTTACGAGCACCAAAATGTTGATCAGTTATAATTGCTATTTTCATGCCATATATCTTACTGAGGTTTCAATGTCTAAAGTATACCATATTGCTAGAGTATATCTAGTTCCCTTCGTAACTTCTCTAACACCATGTTTATATTTCATTCCATCAAATGCTATTGTCTTTCCAGTTTTAGGAAGAATATCTAATTTTTCTTTCTCACCTGAATCATCAACAAAATGAGATCCTCCTTCAAAATCATCATTCAAATTAGTTATTGATACTAAATTAGTAGTTTTTCTAGAGTCATCATAATGTTCATCCATGTAGCATCCTGCAGGCCACTTAACTATTTGAGCATACTCAATAAAATTTGAAGTAAAATGTTGACTTAAGAATCTTTCAATAAATTTAGAATATTTTAAACACGGTACATAGTCATCTCTATCTAAAACTCTAAGATCAAGAGTTTCTGTATTATTATACTCATGCCAGTTATCTTCATTGTTTGTATGAATTTTGATTAACTCGTCACAAACACTTTTGGGAAGTAAATCAGGAGTTATCAATATCATTA